TGCCGCCGGGTGCTGCTGGAAGTCCAGGTCTTGCATCGCGTCTTGGAACGGCTGGGGCTTTGTATAGCGCCGGTGAAGGTATCCAGAGTGCGCTTGGTGATCGATTTGCAGGGTCAAAAGGATTAGGCGACATCGCAAGTGGTGCAGGTCGCGGCGCCGCCATTGGCTCCATGATTATGCCAGGAGCAGGGACAGCGATTGGCGGTGCTATTGGTGGCGGTTACAGCGCACTAAAGAATGTTCTGCAACAGTTTGGTGGCGGTCCTAACTACGGCGAGATGCCAACGAACAACCTCATACGCTCCGTTGAACGTGGCGATAGAAGTGCGCTGGAAGAGATGCTAAGGCGCGGACTAGATCCACGCGCAGAGCGTCGGCGATTAGCAATGGCTGAACGTAGGATGCCAACACAAGACGCTAGTTTTGAGATGCTTGAAGGTATGGCCTAAGAGGATGACATGGGACTATTGGACGCACTTGGATCGCTGACCATCGCTGCCGGTGAGGAGTTGCCTGGCATAACCAAGCGGGTGGATGAACGCGCACAGCGCAGGGTCAATGCCGCCATCGGCAAGGATTTTGAGTTGGCTCGGGTGGACGGCGACGTGCCACGCATGAAATCAATTATGGAAGGTGCTGGGGCAGGTCAGTATAACGAGGGCAGCACAGCACCAGGCTCTGAAGTCTACAACATCATGCAGACGGCCATAACCGGATTTGAGAACGACGAGGAAGAGAAAGAAAAAAACAAATATGACCAAGTAGTCGCCTTAGGCGGTTTTGCAGCAATAGATGCCAAAACCAAGCGTTACAAAAAGCTAACTGGAGCGTCACCAGAAGAAGTGAAAGCATACAGGGATGTTTTGACGATGCAGGATGATGTTGCAAATAGAATGGCGGCAACTAAGGTCGAGAAAGCAGAAATAGAAGTAAGAGGAATGAGGGGCAAACAAGAGGCGCTAAATCAATTTAATGCTGCGTATGAACGTGACGACATGGAGGAGGCGGCAAGATTAGCGGAGCGAATGGGCGATACAGAGTTGGCAAAAATGATTCGCGGTGAAGGCGAATTTAATAAAGAAGTTTTTGATTCTGAGGAGAAATTCAGAACGAAATTTGAAAAGCAAACAGAAAACTTCAATAAGATCCAAAGTGCATACTCTACGCTTTTACTAATCAACGAAAAGCCTACTGCCGCCAGTGACTTAGCAACAATCTTTGCGTTTATGAAAATGCTCGATCCCACTTCTGTGGTCCGCGAAGGCGAATTTGCCAACGCGCAAAACTCTGGCAGTGCTGAACAAAAATTGTGGAACAATTACAACCAGCTATTAATGGGTTATCGCTTAGGCGAAGTAATAAGAGACAAGGACGGGAAGGTGATTGGTTTAGGAGAAGTGCGCCAGAACTTCATGGACACGGCCCGTGCGATTTACATGTCAGCGCGAGAAGGCAGAAACAGATCGGCCACAAATATGCGAAAATTGGCAGCTTCTTATAAACAACTTGACCCCAACCGCGTGGTATATGACACAGAAACCGACCGCGTATTTGCTACACTGCCACAGAATACATTGAGTGACGCAGGTAGAGAAAGAGCTAAAGAGATTCAAAAAAGAGGTCACAAAATCCCCACCTGGTCAGAGCTGATGAAATCTACAGAAGGCATTGGGGTTCCGTTTGGACAAGAGGCTCAGTATCAGCCACCACCAGGCACCAATTCTAATGGCGAGGGTAGCCTAAAGCTCACAGATGGCACTACCGTTCCAATAACGGAGAATTAGCACGATGCCTCACTTCTCTATACCTCAAGAGTGGCTTGACAAACAAACGCCCGAAAAACGTCAAGAGGCTCTCGCTGCCCTGGCAGAAAAAAACGCCCACGCCGCCGCGCAGCCAACAGCACCGCCAGCGGCGCCTCAAGATCAGCCAGCAACAGAAACCGCAGACGCTGGCGATGAAGGCGGCACGGGTATACTAGCCCAACTGGGTAAGGTCCAAGACCAGATGGCCGCAGGGGATCTACCGTTTCAATACATGATGCCGGGGCCAGCGCGAGGATCTTATTTAACCGCTCGAGCGGGTGACGTTATTGAAGGCTGGAAAAAACTGCCTGGGGAGTTTTTACAGACAGCAACGGGCATCGCGAAGAAAGCCGGTGAGGTGTATGATCAGCCAGTAGAAGAAGCAAAAAAGGGCTATGACATCCTTTCTTCGCTAGGTCGAGGCGGCATTGATCTAGCTGCACAAGGTTTAGCAACTATCGGCCTTGCAAAGCCGCGACCCGAAACAAAAGAAGGACAAGCCGTTGCTGAGATGGGTACAGGCATCGTTCGCGAGGCTTACGAAGTTGCCAAAGATCCTGTCAAAAAGTGGGGCGAAAGCCCCAGCGGTACTTTGGGCGTGGCGCGAATGTTTCTTGGACCCGCCGACCCCATTGGCATAGCGACCAAATTCGCATATTCAGGCGCTAAGAAATTTGGGAAAAAAGGATTGGAGACACTAAAAAAGCGGTGGGCTGGCGAAACTGGCGCAGGTGAAGAAGCACTGGACATCGCTTATGACATTGGAAGAACAGAAGGGTTTGAGGGTGGCCCCCGTACGGAGCAATTTGAGGCAGCGCGACAAGGTGAGACGCCTATAGAAACAACCTATGGACGCTTGACAAAGGCGATGCCAGAGGTCGAAACGTTTGTTTCTAAGCGTTACAACGATGCGGTTCAGGACATTCAGAAAAAATACCCCGATGCAAAGCTGGACTTGGACGGCGTAAAACAAGAAGTGCTGCAACATATCGACGACCTTGGTGTTGATATGGTTCCAAAACTCAACAAGAAGGGGCAGCACATTGTTGACGAGCAAGGGCGCCCAATATTTGACGTAGTACCGCGACCCAATACCCGACTTACGTCGCTAGATGCCAACAAAGAACTCAGCCCCCTTAGAAGTTTGTATATGACGGTGCAAGCCTGGGATGATTCCTCAATAAATGGCATGCATCAACTTCGTTTGGCGATTGATGAACTTAACAAAACAACGGGAAAATATAGCAACGTCGGCGTGTTAGATGCTGCCATGAATCGTGCGCGTACATCGCTGAATGACAGAATACAAAGCCCAGACAAACCGTGGAGCAAAGAGTTTGCAAAGGCTGATAATCTGTTCTCAAGTGCACAAGCATTTGTGGATCAAGCAAAGAAAAATCTGGGCATTAAAGATGCTGACCTGCGAAACACCACGGCCACGCTGGGCCTCGAGGACTCAGCAAACATCCCGGCAGTGTCCTCAACGTTGCAAACAAAACTGGGCAACCTCCTAAACGACCGCACCTCCCAAAATCTGGAACTTAGCAAAGCCATCGTTGAGGAGATCGACAAAACGATCGACCGGCTTAATCCTGGCGTCTACACGGGGTCTATTAAGGATGAGCTTGCAGGTATTCGCTTAAGCTCAGAAGGAAAGCTGGGTATCGCAAAAACGCATCCCAGGCAAGGCGGCACTTCAGTAGGCGCGGGAGGCATCGGGGGCCTCACGTATTTGGGCTTCAGTGGTGATCCTCTGATGTCGACGGCATTGGCGGCTGGCCTAACAGGTGCGATGTGGGGAACGAGCAAAGTCGGGCGATGGTTGCGGTCCATGAGTATCGACAACCCGAAATCGTTGGGGAAAATGTTTCGGGTATTTGGCGCCAGCGAAAAAGCCGCAAAGGACATAGAAAAGTGGGCAACCAACTTTCGCTCTAGTCTAAAAGGTAAGGCGGCAGGTCTTGCCCAGCGCGGTGCTGCTTTGGGTGTGGTAATCAATGCGATGTCAGAGGATGACGACATCTTGTCAACAATGGGATCTATAGAACGAGCGCCAGGATCTCGAGGCGACTTCGTGGGCCAATCCACGCAGGTCATGCGATAGGACAACGCAATGGGAACGATCTCAAGACAATACTCATTCGTGGCTGGGGCGGTACCCAGCGCCGCAAATTGGAACGCAGACCCCAACAACTTCATCACCCTGGTCAACGGCCAGATTGATGAGGCAAACGTGGACTACTCGAGCGCCGACGGCATTGCCACGCTACAGAATACGCAGACGCTCTCCGGTGCAAAGACGTTCTCTAGCTCGAGCGGCACGGCCTTCAACTACGGCGTCACAATCAACGAGGGGTCGAACGACAGCGACACGCGCATCGAAACCAACAATATGACCCACGCGGTCGTTGTCGATGCCGGCCTCGATGCCATCTCGTTCGGCGCAGCAGCGGTGGATGATTCGTTCGTGCAGATCGCCAAAGGCGCGTCCACCTCAACGGCAACGCAGAACACCTATCACCTGTCAGTTGCTCCTGGCGGGGCGACGACGATCCCGTCAGGCACCACTGCCTATGTCGGATCTGTGAACATTGCAGAGCCAAACATCACGGCAACCGGGACCGTCACGAATGCGTTTACCGTTCGCATCGCTGGCGCACCGACAGAGGGCAGCACCACAAACTATGCACTGTGGGTGGATGCAGGTGCAACGCAGCTCGACGGGGCGCTAAGTGTCGGCGTTGATGGGACCGGCGCAGATGTCACGTTCTACGGTGACACGTCAGGCAAGCAAGCCTTGTGGGACCAGAGCGAAGACACGCTACAGCTAAACGACAACACCAACCTGACATTCGGCACGGGAGCGGACGCCGACATCTTTTACGACGGCACAGACTTGAACATCTCCCCCGCCGTGGTTGGGTCTGGCGACATCGTGGTGAACGGTGCGTCGATAGAGTTTGCTGATTCTGAGGGCGTCACACTTGGAACAGGCAAGGACGCGACGATACAATATGACGGCAGCAATCTTGTCATCTCACCTGCCGCTGTAGGGTCTGGTGACGTTTCAATTTCTGGTGGCGGCATTAAGCTGGCCGACAGTGAGTCGCTGACTCTTGGAACAGGCAGTGACGCCACAGTCACGTTTGACGCAACCAATACCGTCTTAGCTACTGCTGGTTCGTTTGTTTTGCAGACCAACGGAACAACAGAGCATGTGCGCGTTGACACCGGTGGTACTCTCTACCTCAACGATGACGCAAACGGCAAGATGACTCAGGGCATCACCATAAATCAGGCGGCGAATGACAACAACGCCATCGACCTAAAATCCTCAGATGTAAATCACGGCAGAACTGGACACGCTGAAACGGATACGTATTTCAGTCTGGCTAAATATGACGGCAACAAAGGCGGGATCTTACAGTACGTCATGATGGACAACGAAGCCCAAGCTCCTAATTACGATATACGAGTGACGGGTGGACAGGCCGTTACAAACGCAGCAGCATCCAACTGCATTGGGCTGGTGACCTTCCGAATCGCTCAACACAATGGCTCAAACAGCGCGTCTTCAATGACGGCGGGCGGGTTTCCATTCGTTGTTCGATGTCATGACGCGGACGACACGGACAGTGCTGTTTTCGCGGTCGATGAAGATGGCGATCTCTACGCTGGTAATACCAATGACAGCATAGCGATGAGCGATGATAAAAATGACCCCGCACTCTTGCGCGGATTTGATCACGCCGTTGATGAGTTGGGTCTAGCAAAAGGCATGATTAAAAATAGGTGGGACGATTTCGTGAAAACGCGGGATGCTGACCTTGTTGAGCTGGGAGTGCTTGGCGATACGGTAGAAAATGGTGGCCTGTATTGTGTCACCCAACATACACGATTAATGAACTCAGCGATCTGGCAGGTTTATTCGATGCTGCTAGATGTGATCGACTCGCTACCGCGAGAGACGCAAGACAAGATCCGAAAAGTGGTTCCAAATCAACTGCTACTGGAGGTGGCGTAACCTATGGCGCTTAATTCTAACATAAAACTGGACGGGAACGCGCCTCTAGTAGGTGCATATGTACGTGTCAGCGATGTCATGCTAAAGAAGGATCGAAACTCTTCGGCAAACGCAAAGCACTACATAACGTATGGAGTATCGGCCTACATAAATGCGTCAGCCGCAGCCGCCGATCCTTACTCGCGAAATTCATTGCACGTTCCCTTGTTGGATCGGTTCAAGATCAGAGAAGTAGACCCTGCTGCAAATCTGAGCGCACTGGCATACAACAATTTGAAAACCAAGATCGTTGCGTTGGAGTGGGAAGCGAACACTAACGCCATCGAGGATGTGTAAATGACCAGCGAAGAGATCACCGCGAAGATTGATGACATCCAGACGGCACTAAACCAGTTGAGCCAGCAGTTACTGACCCAATCGCCGCAAGCACAAAATCTGATCGGGCAACTCGCAGCCTATAACCAGATGCTCTCAGAGCCAGAGACCAAGCCCGTTGCCAAAAAGTAAACTCTATTACTATGGCTGTGAGGTCTTAAGGGTGGTCGATGGTGACACGTTGGATGTCCTCTGTGACTTGGGCTTCGATTCTCATCTTAAACTGAGGTTAAGGTTGTCCGGCATCAACACGGCTGAGTCTCGCACAAGGAACCTCCGCGAGAAGGCCGCAGGCAAAGCGGCTACAGCCTTTCTTAAAGAGACGCTTGAATCAGCCGACTCTGTTGAATTTGAATCACACGGCAAAGGAAAGTTCGGTCGCGTTCTAGCGACACTGTACATCATCAAATGTGGGAAGCGTACCGACATCGGCAAGCTGATGATCCGCGAGGGTCACGCGCGAGAATATTACGGAGGAAAAAGGGAGCCGTGGTTCCAAGACTGAGAGTCGGCATTCTGCTGTTTATCGCCTTCGTGATGCTCCTCATGGGCATCCTGGCTGGCGGCACACTGGCCGCATTCATCGACGCACCTAGCATGTTCATCGTCCTAGGGATCTCGCTGCCGCTGGTATACGTGCGCGGGTTTAGCTGGAAGAGGTTCAGGCGGCTTCTGGTATCGGCGGGAGCTATCGGCACCGTGACGGGTCTGGTGCTAATGCTTCAGAACCTTGACGACCCTGCACAGATCGGGCCAGGTATGGCTACGGCACTTATCACGTTGCACTACTCACTGGTCGGCGCGGCCTTTTGTCGCGCAATGGAGGAATAATGGGACTCGAGGGCTTGGTAGAAATTATTATCACTGCGACCTGCATCTCGTCAATTGTCGCGGCTGCGCTCGAAAACGTGCGCGGCGTTATAACGACCAAAGATGATCATTGGGATGAGGTGCTTTTAATTCTGTCAGTGGCGATCTGTTACGCCTACGACATCCGGTTACTGGAAACCATCGCAGGTAACGTCAGCACACTTAGTGTCGGCTACCTCATCGACTATGTGATAGGTGGCAGTGCTCTTGCCGGTGGAGGTGCGAAGCTCTACAAGCGGATCTCCAGGGACGTGGCAAAGGTCCGCAAGGCCACTGCGTGAACGAGAACCCGTTTGAGGATCGCGACCACGGCTACATCACGCGGTCTGAGGTCTATCGAATCGTAGCGCAATATGTCGCTAAGAAATGGCCTGACAAGCGGGTAGAAACGATTGTGATGCCAGGGCTGGATCGCAAAGACTCGTACGATAAACCAGGGTACGTGCTTTTCAAATGATTGGCGTGGCTGGCATAAGCGGCCTGTTCAAGGCTGCGGGGGGAATCGTTGACAATCTGCACACGTCCGACGAGGAGCGGCTAAAGCTCAAAAACTCATTTGCGGAACTCCAGGGTTCCGTAATGTCGGATGTGCTCGAGTATCAGAAGAGCCTGAACGAGGCCCAGGCCAACATCATCATGGCCGAAGCTGGCGGCAAGAGTTGGATACAGCGCAGTTGGCGACCTGTTACGATGCTGACGTTTGTCGGGATTGTGCTGATGCGGTGGTTCGGTCTGACCGTTGCCGTACCAGAGGCGGTCGAGGTGGAGCTGATGAGCCTAATCAAGATCGGCCTGGGCGGCTACGTGGCTGGACGCAGCATCGAGAAGGTCACGGAAACAGCCAGCGGTGCGCTTAAAGATTATGCCAAGACAAAATGAAATGCATCCGCAACAAAGAATCGGGCGAGATACGCAGAGTGAGCGATCTGAAGGCGATGCGGTTGGTCGTCGGAGGCCCGTGGATCTACACAAACAAGGCCGCGTGGAAGGCCCAGAAAAATAGGGCTGGAGCAAAGAGCGAACCGGCTAATGAATGATAGACCTCAAATTTGAACACATGAGCCAACGGGCACTTGTCGACAAGTGCCATGAATTAACCGAAGAGTTGAGCAGAGCGCGTGGTGGCCTTGCAGACAGTATGGACCGCAATGCCGATCTCAGGTATCGAAATACCAAACTTGTCAGAGTGAGGAAGAAGGCCAAAGGCAAGATCGATGCGGCCAGCAAGCGATTTATAAAGGAGTCCGCAATCCGGTCGGTCCTTGGGAATTTGATTGCGCTAGGGATTGCCATCCCGGCAAGTCTCCAAGACGGGTCGTTTACTCCCTACCTCCTGTTGTCAGGAGTGGTAAGCGGGATACTGGTGCCGTTACAGACGTATATATCAAAGCGACAAGAGGAAGTCTGAATGCCCAAATTTGGCACGGCCTCACTGCGTAGGCTGTCGGAGTGCGATGACCGTATTCAGTTGGTGCTAAACGAGGTCATTCGCGTCGTAGATTGCAGCGTCATCTGTGGATACCGGGATGAGGAAACCCAGAACGAACTTTACCGCGCCGGGCGCAGCCACGTCCAATGGCCTGACTCGAGGCACAACCAAAGCCCTAGCATGGGCGTGGACGTTATCCCGTGGCCCGTTGATTGGGAGGATCGAGAGCGGTTCACCTATTTTGCTGGGTATGTGATGGGAATTGCTGACCAGCACAATGTGGCTCTGCGCTGGGGCGGGGATTGGGACCGTGATTGGCGGGTGCGGGATAACCACTTTGACGACCTGCCGCATTTTGAGATTGTGGGCGACTGACGCGCAGCACACATATATATGTAGCACCAGAGGGGGCTGATCCTAGCGGGTCGGCCCCCTTTTTTATAAACCGCAAATAACAACCGATCAGGGTTGACATACGTAGGCTATGTATATACATTGATACTGTAAGCAGAGAGCACACCACCACCACAAAGGAGCAACGCGATGACGTGCGCAGAGAGGTTTGGAGATTGGGCCAAATGTTTGGATGACGCAGGTTGGAGTTGGATAGGTACTGGCGGGGGGTGCGATTTTCCCGCCCTCGAATCAGAGACCGAAACGGGCGAAGAGGGGGTGCGCGTGGCCCTTGTTTCTGGCGTAGGGGATATGGTTGCAGAAAGTCCCGAAACGGATACCGAACCCGTACGCCTCACGGTTTACTTGGATGACGATTGGACAGAGGAAATCTGGGCTGAGTGGTCAAACGTCCACGCCCTAATTGAAGCGGTCGGAACGCCGACCTATACGGCGGCATATGAAGCGGTCAAGTCAGACAACGCCCTCACTGAAGAGCATAACTAAACAAGCGTGAGGGGGCTGTGCGCCAACACAGACCCCCCCACTAGCCACCAACTCCACACGGGGAGCAGGTAGATATATGGACAATATGCACGTAGACAGAGAAATGGAAATGCAGCGCGTTGCCCAGGAGATCGAGGCTGAGAGGATGGACCAGCTCAGGCGCGATTGGGAGGCTGATCGGGCAAGCACAGAGACCGCAGATAGTTATATTGAGGCCCTCGAGCATCAGCTGCAGGTTCGCAGGTACGCAAGGGCGCTGGCTAGGGCTAGGAAATCACAATGAGCGTCATGACATTACGACTGCGCCACACGGGGAACTGGGTCAGCATCCCCTACGCCCAGATCCAAGAGATTGAATGGCGGGACGGCGAGGACCACTGCATGGTCAACGGGCGCACCGTAAACGCGGACGGCCCGACACTTACTGAGGAATTAAAGAATGCCAGAAGAGAACTCGACCACGCCGCTTATGACCAAGCGCGTGAACTTGTTTCTTGACGAGAACCTGTATAAGCGTCTGAATGAGGCCGCCTGGACGACCCGCGTCAGCATGAGCGAGTTTATACGCCAGGCGATCAAGGAAAAACTTGGAGAGTCTGAGGGTTAGCCTTTACGATGGGCAGTACCCAGCAGAAACAAGGCGGTCAGGCAGTTGGGTATGGCGCGTGACCCCTCGGGGTCACCACTCATACCCAACCGGCCTGGTGATATGCTATTCACCAGGCCGTCGCCTTTTTTTGCTAGTGCCAGCGGAAGGTGCTGCTGGGGGTCGTAGTATTGCAGTTCCCCGTGGCCTCTAGGTGGGATCTTGATCCGGTGGATCAAGTGGGCCAGGATGTTGCGCTTAAGCTCAATGTCTTGGTCAGGGTTCTGTAGGCTGCTCCGCAGGTATTCAATCTCCTCAACTGCATCGGCCAGCGTCAGCATCTCCATGCCATCCTCTGGCTCTTCTTTTATCTGCGCTTCAATCCGGTCGATCTCGCCTTGCGTTGATTTTATGGCGGTGAGGAACTCAGGCATCGGCCCAGCCTGTCGTATCGTCTCAACCAGGTTCTGCATCTCAATCTGACATTTCTGCTGTGCGTTGTGCAGTGCTGCCAGGTGCGGGTTGCCGTTGCCGTGCTGTTTGAGGTATCTCTGCAAACCTCGTTCGATGACTTCAGGGTTTAAAATTTGATTATCTACAAATTTCATGATCTGGTTTTCGGCGCGTGTTCCAGATACGTGCCGACCATTATCACATACGCCGTTACCATGATTTGAGTGCCGGGTACAGCAGTAGTATGCGTCACCGTTTTTTCCGCGAACATTGACGACAAAGTTTCCGCCGCAGCTGGCGCATTGCAGTAAACCAGAGAGCAGATACTTGCGCCGCACATACGACGAGTTTGGGGTGCGTTTTTCAAGCCGTTTCTTGACAACATCGAACAGATCCCGCGAGACAATGGCGGGATGAGAGTCCCGAACCACCACCCACTCATCGCGGCTTTTCTTTTCCACGGTGTGCGCTGCTTTGTTTCGCCGCGTTTGATTCCAAACGTAGTCACCGGCATATGCTTGGTTGTTCAAAATGGTTCGCACGGCACCGATAGACCACGTTGAGCCTCTAGGCGACAATAAACGCTCTGCGTTAAACGCAACGGCAATGCCTTTCATGGTGCCGCCCTGCGCGTACATCTCAAATATCCTCAGCACCACCGCTGCCGCATCCTCCACGATCTCATAGGTGCCGTGTCGAACCGGGTTGCCCTTGTGGTCAAGCTTGCCGCTGGGATCATCCTCATAGACCAGGCGGTATCCGTATGGCGCTTTGCCGCCCGCAGAGTATCCACGCTGCGCCACCTGCTTTTGCCCTGCGTGGGCATAGGCGCCGGTCTGGACGCTATAAAATTCATCTACCCACGTCAGGATCGATGTCAGCAGCTTACCCTCAAGGCCACCAACGTTTGGCTGGGTGACGGAAATCAACTCGACGCCTAGCTTGCGTAGTTGTGCCTGAATAAGGGCAAACTCGTCCTGGTTGCGGCACAGACGGCTGTAGTTGTAGATCAGCAGCGTGTCGAATGGCCGGGGCTTGTTTTTGGCATTTGCCAGACAGCGTTGGAACGAATCCCGGTGCGTGTTCTGTCCGGTTTTGGCCTCGTCCACATATATATGAGACTCGTCCAGCGTCAGGCCGTTGGCGTCGGCGTATTTGCTGACCTCCTCCAGTTGGTATTCAATGGACTCGCCGCCGACTTGGTTGTCGCTACTGAACCGTAGATATGCCGCTGCCACCGTCATCTGTAGAACCTCTTAGAATCATCTACCCACGTAAAGATTGATGTCAGCAACTTATCCTTGAGGTCGGCGTTGTGCGTGACGCTGACAAGCTCCACGCCCAGGTCGTCGATCTGCCTCTGCATCGTCTCGCGTGTTTCCATATTTCGGCTGAGGCGGCTATGGTTACAAACCAGCAGAACCTCAACGGGCTTGATTCTGGCATCAGCCAAAAACGCAGCGAAAGCCTCCTGGGTGGGATTGATGCCCTGCTCGTCCACATATATATGAGCATCGTCCAGGGCCAGTTCGTTTTCCTGAGCGTAGACGCAAACCGCCTCGCGTTGCATTGGGCCGTGGTCTGGTGCTGAACGCTTATAGCGTAGGTATGCCGCTGCTGTCCTCATTTGTTGCTCCCATGTAGCCCATTCGACATGCAAGTCGATGGAGGTTGTCACCGTATCGCTCTACAAGTCCGCGCCGGGTCTTGGCAATGGTTTTCGGGTCAAGCTCCAGCAGTTCTGCCAGTTTTGTCTCAGGCAATTTTGTTTCCCACCAGAGGCGCAAGTACTGCCGCTCCACAACGCTCAATGCTGACGGCGAAAATTCGGGATCATACCAGAAATCCCGATGGGGATGTCTGAGCACTCTGGTCATCCGTTCCCCGCAGACGTGTTTCAAAACGAACCCGTGTTCGCGCATCCACTCAGCCCACTCAATAATGCGGTCAGGGTTTATCGTCGCATTGATTACCAGGGCATTTGCATTTAAAAGGTTCATCGGTTCGAGGGTCGCCGCCGATGACGACGACTGTCCTAATGGAACAGGTTTCGATAGGTCGTGTCCCCACGATAGTGGCATCACCGCTCTGCAATGGTTTCTGACCTGAACGTGCGCTACGTCCTTGGGCGTGATCACCGGAAACCCACCCGGTAAGACCGGCGGGTCGTCGTCGCCGGGCCAAACGACGACGCCAGTGTCCTTTTTGCCTTCCAGCGCGTACGATAGCGGGTCGAGCGGCCTTAGGTTTCGCATCGGACGCGATACCCGTGTGTGATCAAACGTGCCGTCGAAATAATATCTGATTTGATGCCGGTTTGCGCCGTCTGCGTGGATCAATCTAGCTCCTGTGCAGCCTGGTGCTGTAACCCACGCGCGACACACAGTGTCGAACAGCAACCCCATTTCTGTCAGTGCGTTGAGCCGTGCGATCTGCTGCGTTATGCTTGGAGTATCCACCGGATGGCCTCTGTGGGTAGTTGCTCAATGGCAACATTCATACGCCGTGCTAATTCCCGTCGTCGTCGCAAATAACTGGATTTAGTGATGGCCAACTTTTCTGCGGCGTCCTCTATAGAGTCACGCGCCAGACACGTCAGCACCTCCAGATCCCGATCACTGAGCCCGTCCAGCTCGACCGGATCGGGGCGACGTTCTATCAGCCTCTGACCCACTAGCTGATACAACTCCGACCACTCTGTAGAATCCAGATCCTCACGCAGTGCCCCGGCCTGGGCAGGCCGTATCCCAAAGGATGCCGTGCAGAGCGGCACGTCGCGACCGTCATACCAGTTCACAAAGAAGCTGGTCTTGCCTACCCACTCGTCTATGTAGCGATAGGCGGACGTAATCTGTCTGACCATGGGGTCCAGGTGACCGTCCACCACGGTCAGTCTGGATTTTGTCCACGCCGCCACGGAGTGCATGTTCAGGTGAGGACCGTCAGGATTGTCTGCGATGGGAATAAATTCTGGCCCGTCCTGAATGAGGTATTGCGAGGCGTATGTGGCCTCACCGTTCGGCAGGTGGCCATTGAGTCTGATCATCGACATGGAGACGTGATGCTGGTTGGTTTCGCGGTCGCGCACCGTGATGAGACAACTGCGAAGGTTTAGCGCCGTAATTAACGCCAGTGCTAGAGCGCGGTAGGTCTGGGTCGCTTCAGAGTTGGCGCTGACCCCTATCGCTACCTGGGCAGTGGCAGAAATCCACCGATTTGGGGTTTCCAGAATTGGCGTCATTTAGACGACCGTCGAAACCTTGAAATGCCACTAATTCTGGAAATTTCCCGAATCGGTATCATTTGCTGTATTAAAAGCCTTGTTTTTTGCACTCCGGTCTCCATTGCAGCCAAAACGTGTCACGCTATATTCCCATTACTATGACTGATCAACATCATCAGACTGAGACGTACCCGACGCTGCATCGAACAATCCGCGAGATGCTGCGAACTGGTTTATCATCGCGCGGCGAACTTCAGGCGGGGATTTCCGATATTGCTGGAGCATTAGCAGCAGCTCACGCACCAGAGCGGGATCGGTCTCCTCGAGGGTCCGCGCCACCGACCGGGGCATCTGAACCCCTGCCACCGTTACGGTCGGGTCGTCCAGCAGATCATCGAACTCAGGAACGTGGAGCACAGACGTGATACGCTGGATGGCGTTGGTCGTCAGGTTTGTAGCCCTGACCCATTTGGCTACCTGCTGCGGTAGCACATCCAGCGCCCTGGCTAAATCGGCCTGAGACATGTGCTGCGTCCGCAGTGCCTTGCGGACATAATGGCCTAGTTTCAAGGTGTGAGCCTCCTCTAGTTAGAGAGTATAGCAAACCCAACTGGTAGTTGTCAAGGCTTTGCCTGACGCACTACCAGTGTATTTTTTGCCTTGACTATTAACCGATTGTACTGGTATACTTGCTCATAGAGTTTACCTATTTGGTTTATGGTGGTTTTGATGACTGAGAAACAACTAGGCAGCAGAATACGTCGCCTGAGAGTCCAACGCGGCCTTACCGCCGCCCAGGCGGGTCAGGCGCTGGGCATCAGCAAACAGGCTTGGAATCAGTGGGAGACATCCGAACGGTCGCCACGAATCTCAAGCCTTAAAAAGATCTCGCAGGTGCTGGGCACTACACCGGCCCTGCTTTTATCCCAGGAGGAGCAATGCAGCTAGGTCTATTTGAATCCGGTGCCCGCAGACCAGCAACAAAGGTCGAGCTGACCTACCCTGCTGGTTCAGGGCATTGCGGGACCGACACATCTATAGAGGCGGCATCTGCTGGACTTGGTGCCGTCTATCCAAACCATCCAGGACACGCAGCAACAGACACAAGCATTGAGGCAGCAAACGCAGTCGTCTCAGTTGCAGACACGCTTAGGGCAAATGTAATGCGTGTTCTTGGTGAAGAGCCGTTGACTGTCCACGCCGCTGCGGAGCGACTTGACCTATCGGTTCCCTCAGTTCAGCCACGGTTCAGCGAACTGAAGAGGATGGGCAAGATTGAGGATTCCGGCAAGCGTCGAGTCAACCAGGTGTCAGGCAAGAAGGCGATTGTCTGGCAGGTCAGAGTCTGATGGTCACAGAAAGAGTTGTTGAGCAGTACGGAGCGACCTGACAGTCAGGTCTAACAGGACGGCGGGCACCCACCAGCCAAGACGAGCGCCCACCGCCCACCACCACCAACAGACGCGCTGTCGGCGTCTGGAAAGGAGCAGCGTATGCACCAGAATGTCAAACTACCCGCAGCACCCCTCCTACGGGAGGATCTGCGGAACGCCCAGAACGAGCGCCGCACGATGCGGATGCTGGAGGGCGTAACCAGGGAGGCGGTATGCCGACTGCATACCACTAACCCTGAGCAGTATGCTGAGATGCTGGGTCGGGCTGACGACTACGCGCAGAAAGCCACGCAAATCGACGCGCTGATTCGCCACCTGACCAGGCAGATACAGAGTCTGGAAATGGCCCGATAGTGGGCAACGCTGCGGTGTGTAATCGTGGACACTCATTCGGGGGAGAATGGGTCTGCGGATTCGGAGTCTGCGCCACGAAGGGGAGACGCGCCGCAGCATTACTTGGAGCAATTAGGAGTCGGAAACGGGTGCGATATGCTCCGTCGCGATGGCGGGTTTGCGTGGTGGCTTCCCGCCCCCCGTTTCCGCATTAAATCAAATGCCTGAAACAATCAAGTTCACGCCGGGTGAGACTTACGAACTCACGCTGGCCTACGACACGCCGAAAACTGGCGACGGTGCCAATGGACCGTGGACGCTCTACGGTTGCGAGGATCAGAAGTCGTTCTTTGCGACTGAGCGCCTCGATGCCCTGCTGCAACACAACGGCGCCAGCAAAGGCACCAAGCTCCACATATACAAAGAAGCCCCCAAGACGGCGCACCGCGTCTGGATTGACGGGGCTGAGGTATTCCCGCCGCCGCCCAGTTCGGGGCCACCTGTAGGCGGTCCACCGCCTAGTAACGGCAACGGACACACGAACGGGAACGGACACACGGCACCCGCACCCGCACCGCAGCCTATGCCAGCACCTGCCGCACCGCCGCAGACACCGAAACGGGCATTAGGCGACGACACGCTCGTCGTTCTGGCCGCTCGTCTGCGCGTTGCTCAGGCACTGGCGGGTACGGTCGATGCCGTGGAGCGCGAGGCCACGCAGAACACGCTCCTCATCGAGCTGAACAAGACCGGATATGTGGCGCCCGATCACATCCTGGGTGAGGCACATCAGCATCTGGTGGAGCAGGGAATTTTTCCCTCCTCTCAGGTTCCGGTGCCTGAGCCCCCTGCTCCACCGCCCCCCCAGTTTGCGCCTGTAGGTGCTGACGATGAGGATCTGCCGTTCTAATGGATACAACGTCCACGGCTGTCGGGCTGCGTGAGGATCGGAACGGGTCGGCCCGAATACCCACCGAACCCACGCCAGCCGTGGGCGCAGAGGTCCACGATCTAGGCTGGGGAGTTATTGAACTCAACCCACTCACTCAAGAGGAGCGCGACGAGCTAGGTGTACAACTCGTTGTCCTTCTCCTTGAGGAGCGGGCAGCGAGGAAGCTGAGACATGAACGCGAGAAACAGAAAGATCAAGGGCAGCAGAGTTGAGCGTGAGATTGTCAACGCCTTGAAGGCAGCAGGTATCCCGGCGTTCCGGGTGCCGCTGTCAGGCGCTGGCGCCATCTACGGCGACGTAAAGTTCGGCCCTGGTCACAAATACACGGGCGAGGTGAAAGCCCGCAAGAACGGCCAGGGCTTTCAGGTGCTCGAGAAATGGATGGGCGACTGTGATGCGCTGATCCTGAAGCGCGACCGTCAGCAGCCGATGGTCTGTCTCTCTTGGGAGTTGTTCACGCAATTGATGGGTCATGAGGTTGACTGAGTGGCCGGTGATTGGATCAAGATCGAATCCGTAATGCCTGACAAGCCAGAGGTGGGCGTGATCGCAGAGGAACTAGGAATCGATCACGATGCCGTCATCGGCAAGCTCGTTCGCTTCTGGATCTGGGCCGATCAGCAGTCCGTAGATGGTAACGCTCTCAGCGTTACAAAAGCGTTACTAGACCGTGTCACTTTTTGCACGGGTTTCACTCTAGCAATGGAAAAGAGTGGGTGGCTTGTGAGGGAAAAAGACGGGTTTACCATACCGAACTTTACAGTGCACAACGGTAAGTC